CGAGCAACTCCCACAGGTAGCGATTCTGAGCCTTTGTACGCTTCTTGTTCTGCTTGGTGATGGAGATTTCATAATCTCCGTTCTTCAGCTTCTCAAGGGCTTCTTTCGCCTTCCAAGAGCATTCAAATGAGATGGTGGCTTTTAATTCTGTGACTGCCGTCTTCAGATTCTTTGCTGTGATTAACATGACTACCTCACAAATAGTTGCGGTGAAACAATCTGATCCACATCTCTCTGGGATGCTCCATCTCGAATAACGCTTGGCATTCCTGTTTCAGCGTTCTCTGAAGTGCAGCTCCTTCCTTTGTTCCGTGCAGATTTTCATGCTCCTGTTTGGTCAGCCATATCCACAAGCCGTACTGTTCCGACAGCTTTCTTGAGTATTTAGTCCCGTTCATGATGTGGTGAAATTCGATGTTGGTGTGGAGTCCAGAGATGTAGGACTCCGCTTCTGATTCCGGCACATCACCCTGTAAGATTGACGGTACGTTTGTATATCTGTACTTGTATGTCATTTCTTACTGAGAACACCTTTCATGACTGCGATTACTCTTGCCATGGCAGGTAAGTCTGTAAGCAATGCACCGCCGTCAACCGTGTTGACTTTTGCAGTGTCACAAACAAACTTGATGAAGTTCGGATCATGAACATCGACACCTTTTTTTGCGAGTTCTCTTGTGATGTTTGAGTACTCAACCGCCATATCTGCTTGATTGTACTGAGCAGGTGCAGTCGGACTCTTTGTCGAGTACTCCTGTGATGCTTCCTTGTCGGGATCATCGCCAGTGCTGATTTTGTAAGCTGACATCAAGCAGTACTTTGATGCGTATGTGTCAGCTTTACCGGGAGACTTGTCTGATGTGTCGATGCCATCGCCGTATCCATCGATTTCGATGAACTCTTCAGGCTTGTGGATATTGACGAATCTGTAGGTGACTCTTTCACGGATGTAGAAACTCTTTCTCGTTCCGTTCTTTGTTGACTGCTCAAGGAATGTCTGCTCGATGAGTTCCTTCTTGTAAGGGAATGAGTACACACCGTACTTCTCTTCAAGCGGTTTGACAGCATCCTTGACATCACGCTCAGATACCGCCTTGTATGAACGGTTGTATGAGCCTGTGTCGACATCAAGGTTCTTTGCAACTGTAGGGATCTCTGACTGAATGTGGAGCATCTTTTCATAGATGTTCATGGACTTGATTGCTTCCTTTTTTCTCTCTTCATTCATGTCGATCATTTCCATTGCTTTAGGCATTGTCTTTCTCCTTCTTGAAATTGACTCTGTATGAGCCTTTCTTTGGAATGAACATGCGGTACTTTGTGAAAATACCGTCACTCTTCATTCTTTCGATATTGACTGTCTCGGTCATGCTGTCTGCCGTGTGACTGACAGTGAGATATTTTGATTTGAACGATTCGATGCCGTTGTTATCCATTGCCGACTTCAGCGGTTTTACGATTGCATCTCTCTTTGCGGTGAGTTCTTTGATTGTTCTGTCAAGAATCTGTGCCTGCTCCAGAAGGCTGGCAACTTCATCTGTGATGACAATCTGTCCGTCTTTGACGGTGATTTCAAATTCATTCATGTTAACTCTCCTTATTTGACTGCTTCGACATGGTATCTGCCGTATCCGCTTGTTCTTCCGCTTCCGATGCCACCGCCGAAACCTGCGAGTCCGATGATCTGAACGATCTGTTCAAGACTATATTCGCCACCTTCGACATACTGAATTGTGATGTCGGCAGACCATCCGACAAATCTGTTCAAACGAACCAGTACAGGAGCACCACGCTTCGGAGACATCAGCTTTTCATCGATGTAGTGTTCAACGAAACGAACCGGGATAAGACCACCTTCAGCAACAACATTCACGCTGTTTGTAAACTTAGTGCTGTACTTGTCGATTCCGCATCTGACTACTGCCTGTTCAAATGACTTCTTCAGTCCGAATGACGTAATGCACGGTGCATTGTTTCTGAGCGCATCTTCAAGGGATTCCTTTGTGAATTCAGAAGGCTTGCCATCTCTCCAGTGAATAGCGGTGATGACCTGTTCCCACTCATTGAGATCTTCAACGGTCTTCGCTTTGTTCTTTCTCTGATCAACAAGCTGCCTTGTGGAGATGTCATTCATTTTGTTGAGGATGAGATCGCTATCGCCTGAGATTGTGATTGTTGCTGTGTTGAGTACTAACGGTTTTACCGTGATTTCGATATCTTTCTTTGCCATTTTCTTTTCTCCTTTGTTTTATTTGTTCTCGTCAGCTTATTTCACCCAATGAGATGAATTGCACTGTTATGTTTTGCTCTGTTATGAACTTTCCTGTTCTGCCCAATTTTGTATTCCGCTCATTGAGCGAGGTAAGCTGACGAGGTTTCTCACTGGTTCAAAGCACTTAATGAAGTGTTATGCTCTGTAGTGTTATGTTCTGTAGTGTTTTGCGCTGAATTGCACTGTTGTGTCGTACCCTGTAATTTTTATCTGCACCTGTGACCTCATTAGGTGCTGTGAACCAGTGAGTGATTCCCGGTGTCAGTAGCTTGCGTAGCCCTATAGTGTGGTAAGTTATGCACTTTCCTGTTTTGTTTTGTTCTGTACTGTCCTGTGGTGATATGTGCTATGCCTTTAACCTATAAGGCTATGGAAGCCACTGACTGATTGCAGACTTACAAAACCGCATTGTCGTGTTTTGCTGTGTTCTTTTCTAAGTTGCGGTGAAATGTTCTGTTATTTCGTGTAGTTTTGTCATCCGCATCAATGCGGTCATCTAAATCTGCAATCCCGGCGGTTACTGGCTTAAGTCGATGCACTGTTCTGATCTGATTTGTGCTTTTATACAGTGTTTTGCGCTGTAATACATTGCGTTATCCTGTGCTCTCAGTGCCAATGCACCGAAGTAAACCAGTAACCGTTGATCGTTAGCACATAAGACTGTACTGAAGTGTACTGTCCTGAAGTGTCCTAAAATGTTTTGAAGAGTTCTCTATTGTACCGACTGTTCAATACAGCCGTATGTGCCAACGATCTGAAATATTCAATTGTTAACTGTTAACGATTCTGTCGATTTCATCGATGACTGATGCCAGTTCAACGATGTTCTTGTATCTCTTCTTGAATGCTGCGAGTTCTGCTTTTGCCTGTTTCAGCAATCTGCCGTATTCGTCTTCGTTTCTTACTGTGAATGTGACAGGCTTGTATGCCTTCGCTTCGCCATCGTGCTGAATCAGCCGGATTGTTAATGCATCTTTTTTCTCACGAACCACGGTTGCTTTCAGCGAACAGCAGATGATTCTTGCTGTGTGAAGTCTCCACTTTTCCGCAGCTTTCGTGTCATCCCACTCAAAGCACTTATGAAGTTCTGTGCTTTCATCTCTTGCGAGATTCAGAATGTCCTTTGGTGTGTAGGATGAACCGAGCGTCTGAATCTCGTCATATACTTTCTTGGGATCTCCTTTGAAGTTCTGACCGACCCATTTAACAAGTTTGTCCATTACTCTTCTCCTACCTCCTCATTGCATGTATAACTGTCTGCCCATTCGACACCGCCGTTCTCTGCCGGAGTGATTGGTGTTTTGTAGAGAATGTATCGCTGTCTGATTTCCTTCTCGTCATGGTCGATACGGCGAATATCCTCGGTGATTTCCTCAAGTTTGCTGATGATTTCATCGATGCTTTCTTGATGAGCATTGATTTTGATTTCGGCTGAGTCGAGATCTTTATCGACTGAATCAACAAGTTTCTCATTGAACCCAGACATGAACTTCAGATGTTCGAGTTCCATGTTCGTATCTGCAATGTGATGATTCAGTGTGATGTTGAGATAGACGGTTACTGCCATCACTGTGATGACTGCTACTGCAAGTGCGATGCTCATTTCAGCACCTCTGCGAAGTCTCTCGCATTCTCAAGGTGTTCATACAGTTCATCGAGGTTGTCGTACTCTTCATCTTCCTTTTCGGTCAGTTCCCGGTCAGAGTAGGTAGCAAGTTCCTGTCTGACTTCATCGAGCATGGTTTCGATTGTTTCGTACCAATTACGCTTTCCGATGGTGTACGGTTTCAGCCAACAAGACCATGAGTACTTCATGTCTTCATCAGCGATTGCATTTTCCGCATCCAGAATGCCGTTCCATCCGTTTTCCAGTGAATAGCCGATGATATCTACAGGGAACATGTCAGCTTTGATTGAGCCTTTATTCGGCACGACAACGTAGTGACCATCTTTGTCGGGATGCGTTGTGAATGGCATCCTCTCGAACACTTTCAGGCTCATAAGATCACCTCTACAATCTTTGACAGGATGGTTAATGCAAGTGCTGCGATGTCGAAGAAGATTAAACAGTCGTACAGGAAACCGATATCTTCTTCAGAGATTAAGTTTTTGATTTTCATAACAATTCTCCTTATAATGGGAGTGTCTTATTTGGAGAGACACTCATGTGCGGTACGGTTTGGTAGGCTGACCGCATTTTAATTTTTCGATGACGTCCTGATCGGTGATTCCGGCAAGCTTCATAACTGTCTTTCTGCGAACATAATTTGTAGTCATGTAATCGCCTAACTTTTCTCTGTCGAGGTCGTAGGCAAGTTTGAACATGCTCTTGCTCGTCTGATAGGAAAGACCTGTGAATCTTTGCACTTCGGTTGCGTTGTGCAGAAAGAAGTCTGCAGCAATTTCGTCAAACGTTCTGACTTTCCTTGGCATTTCATCTCCTTTCTTTAACTTTTTGAAAGTCACTGGGTAAAAAAATAATCTGCGATTTCAGTCTCTTCAATTCCAAGCAATTCGCACCACTTTATGATTTCTTTCTGGCTGAAATCAGCTTCACCCTTGAGTTTCTTTGCTAACCACTGCCTTGTGATACCGACAGCGTTTGCAAATTCGGCATGACCGCCGTATTTCTCAAAGATTCGACCACGCAGTTTATTGTACTTGTAACCTGTGTTCATCTCTGTCTCACCCCCTTTCAGCAAATAAACTTTAACATTTTGAAAGTGTGCCGTCAATACAAAAATTAACTTTTTTGAAAGTTTTCGTTTCAAATGTTGAAAGTGTGCGTTTCGTTGAATAAAATAAAGATAGAGGTGAATATTATGCAGAAAATAGCATCGTTCAAAGACAGGCTGAATGAAGCCTTAGTTCTTCGTGATGTAAAACCTGCCGAACTGCACAGAAGAACAGGTATTTCAGAAGCAACCATAAGCCAGTACCGTTCTGGATACGCAGAACCAAAAAAAGAAAAACTTCAGGTCATAGCTGAAGCATTATCCGTTGACCCTGCTTATCTGATGGGCTTGGATGTATCTCCTTCCCCACCAGTAAGAAGGTCTCCAAAACTCGTCAAAGACACAAAGAGTGACAACGAGATTTTGAAAGCCTATGAATCGGCAGACCCTAAAATACAGAAAGCAGTCAGAGTTCTTCTTGGCATCGAATAAAAGAAAAAAAGGCACGGGACTCATTACCGCACCTTTCTTCCTAACACAAGGAGAACAATGAAATGCCTGACTGCAAACCGTTACCACCAACGACATTGCATATCATACGGATTTTTAAACGAAACGCAAGGATAAAATTATGCCCATTTACAAAGATTCTAAAAGAGGTACATGGTACATTTCTTATCAGAAGAAAGACCCTGTTACCGGGAAAGTAACCACATCGAAAAAGCGAGGATTTGCCACGAAGCGAGAAGCTGTTCAAGCCGAAAAGGAACTGCTGTTTGCTGACGCAAGGTCTGATTCGGCTTTTGCTGACATCGTGAAAGTGTGGGAAGATGCCAACCAAGCATCCGACCAGACTCGGCAGAAACACCGTGAACACTTTGAAATCCGTTTTCCATACCACACCATGAAGTTGGAATCCATTTCTAAGGCGATTCTGAGCCAATGGAGAGCCGATCTCGCACAGGATGACAGATTCTCCACCACCACAAAGAACCGCACCATATCGTATGTAAAAAGCGTGTTCCGCTTTGCTCACAACACATATGACTTGCCGAATACTGCAAGCTTCTTAAAACCGCTGCAAAAGACCGATGCCGAAGTGATTGAAGAGATAGACAAGGAATTGAACGTATGGACTGTCGAAGAGTTCAATCAGTTCATTGCAAAGGTAGATCACCCTGTTTACTCTGTGTTCTTCTGCTTTTTATTTTGGACTGGCTGTCGCAGAGGAGAAGCCATAGCTTTGCAGAAAAAGGATCTCAAAGGCAACTCTGTGACAATCAAATACTCTCAGAGGACACAGACACAAGGCTTGAAGCCCACCAAGAAGCGTACAGTGCGCACAATCAAAATAGATGATATCTTGGTCAGCCAATTGCAACCCCTTCTCAAAACGCAAGGAAACTACGTTTTCGGCGGTGAAACTGGATTGTCCGTGAACATGATAGACACATGGTTTCACAGAGGGATCAAAGAAAGCGGAGTGAAGAAGATCCGACTTCACGACTTAAGGCACTCACATGCTTCATGGCTGATAAACAACGGAGTGAACATCGTTGCTGTCAGCAAGCGACTAGGTCACAAGGACATCACAACCACCTTGAACACATACACTCACCTTCTGGAATCGACCGACAATGGCATGATGGAGAAAATAAACAGCGCAAAATCATGCCAAACTCATGCCACGGCATGAAAAAACCCAGTATTTACTGGGCTTTTTTTAATATGGTGCGGATAACAGGATACGATTATATGCATTTTTAGCCCTTCATAAACCTTCAAAAACCGCATAAAACCTGCATATTTCATCATAAGCAAACATGGCTTTTTGAGATTTCATGCCACAGGTCATGCCACAAAAAAAGCCTATATGCGCAACTACAGACCTTTTTTGTGTATATTAGCATACTTATGACCATGTTCCTTCACGAACAGACAGAGTATATATCAAAAAGAAAATAAAAAAAAGACCGCTTTTTACGGCGGTCTAAAACGATTCGTTCAAGGGGAGCAAATCCTTTCTATTTATTTAAATTTGAGTGCGTGAAATCGTTTTTCTTTAATGAATTGCAAAAAATGTGCCCTTTTTGTTTCCGGAGTATTTAATTGTCAACCAACCGTGAGCATAGGCGATTCTCACCGCTCCTTTTTCAAGAGTATAAAGCATCACCGCCGATGTTTTGCTAACAAAATTTCCGACATTCAAACATGATGGTTGATAATTTCGTTCTGATACTCGTCTCTGACTTCTCGCAGCTTCTCGATGCCATTGCCATCTATCATGTGATTAACAATGGCATTGAGTGCTTTGGTTGTGTATCTGTCTGTGGCTTTTCGCTCCTTCTCGGCACTTTCAAGATCTTTGATTCTCTGTTCGTGATTCTCAATCTGCTTGATCGGAGTCAATGCCCATTTCAAGAACGCTACGACTGCGGTGATACCACCGACTACCCATACCAACTGGGCAAATGAGATTGTGATATCAGTATTCGCCATCAGCGTTACCCTCATACTCTTCCTTTTTTGCTTTTTCGTACTCGGCAACGCTCATCTTAATGCATCCGGCAAGGAATGCACCAAACGCTGAAATAATGGTTGTAGCAACCGCTGTGAACTGCCAGTCAAGAGCAAGACCGACTACACCAACGAATGTTGCAAGCGAAGGAATAAAGTAAATTGCGATCCATTTTATTAAATCGTATTGTTCATCACTCAGTTTCATAGTTTAACCTCATTTCTGATTTCCGATGAATACACCGTTCTTGTCAAACATCACTGGTACATGGTGCTTGCCAATGAACATAGCACCATTCTTGCCGAAGAAATACCACTTCCCTTTGAAGACTACCCAACGGGAAGCAGCCATCACTCCATGGTCGAGCATGAAGTACTTGACTCCATTCTCTGTGACGAATGTTCTCTTCTGCATGTTGCCGTTTGCATCTGTGTGGTAAACCTTGCCGTCTACAATGACGAACTGGTTCTTCAGGACTGTTCCGTCCGGCATCTTTGCTTTGCCGTCAACCCACTGCGGTTTCTGCTCTTGAAGGGCATTGAATCTGAATGCCCCAAGGATATCCAGTCTCAGTTTGACTGTGGTATAGCCACCATTGCCACCTTGATTCTGTCCGAAGATGTACGCATATCCGTCTTCTTCGGCATATCTTACGAACATACCGACATGAGAAGAAGGACATGAACTGCCGACTGCCCAGAAGAGCCAATCGCCCGGTTTCAGCTCCTTCGGATTTGTAATGAACTTAACGTATGCTGAATACTGGATTCTGTATTTCCAATATCCGTCAGCCCAGTTTGTTCGTGTTGGATAAACAGGAACTCCAATCCACTGGCAGAAGCGTTTGAATGCATCTACACACTGCGCTCCGTATGCTCCGTCAAAGTCATCGACCTTGCCACTGAAGGCATTAATGAAGTCTTGCGCTGTCTTTGCCATACAACTCCTTTCAACTTGTCCGTAATTCTTTAAAAACCTCTTCCAGTTCTTCATCCGAAAGAGGTTGCTTATCTTTGTCTTTCATAATTTCAAAAGGAGCAGCTTTCGCCACTCCTATCTCGTCTTCTTTTTGACCGATCTCGTTTTCAAAAAAGTACGATCTCGTCTACTTTTTCAGCTGTTCATTGAACGATCTTTGAACGATGTCTGCAATGTCATCGTGGAAGTACCCATCAGCTTCTTGAATCGCTCGCACGATCTCTTTGAAGGCTTCATCAGGGTTTCCATTTAGGATGAACCGCAGTGCGTTGTTGCACAGATCACACGATGGGTATCGTCCAAAGCGAGCGCTCCTGTTCTTCTTTTTCATAGAAGTTTCCTCAGCTTTTTCGGTCTGCCATTCTTGAAAAGGCGATGCTCTTTATAGAAGTTTCTTCGGTAAATGATACGTCTTACTCCTCTTCTGAGTAATTCAAGATTGATCATTGCTCACCTCTCGTCTGCTTTTTGACCGATCTCGTCTTCAAAAAAATACGATCTCGTCTGATAAAACCGTGCCTTTCTCATTGCTTCAATAGCCGATCTTTCACCGCCACTCCTCAGAGTTCGGCGGGCCTGGTTTGTGATTTAAAGTTTCCTTTAACGTGCTTTACGCATCCTTTTTGGCTTGCCATGCTTCGCCCACATATTCGGATGCTTTCTGTGCAGATCAGTCATGATCAACCACTTTGCAAGTTTATATGTTTCAAGCGGAATCAAATTGTTAATGAATTCTTCTGTAATCGGCATATTCGTTTCCTTAAATATTTTACGGCACTTATGACTTACACACAGTTACAGTTAGCAGGGGAAGGAATCGAACCGCTCAATCTCACTTTCGTGCATAGCTACCAAGCTAAATCCCTGCGACCCATCACCGTAAATTATTTTATTCCGTCTTTTTC